CAGCGCCGCGTGGCAGTCATTCAGTAGCGGTATGAGGTTGGTAATGTGCTCTAGCAGGTTGTCGGCGACGATGACGTGGACGCGCGATTCTGGCGCTGGCGGCGGTAGGCCAAGATCGAGATCCCACGCTACCACGCCTGGCCCGCCGGCCTTGTCCACGCCCGTGAACCCGCGCCGCGGCCTCTTGCCGCACCCCAGGTCGAGCATGATGCGCTCAGTCGGCACAAGCGCCATGATGTGCTCGGCGCACTCGGCGAACGTGGGCACTTTCTCGCCCGCCACCGCCAGCATGTCGTAATGCCGCGGGTTGTGAAAGCCCCAACGCGCCATGTCCTCGTGGTGGTCGTTGAGCACTTCCCCGGCGCTGGCGTACAACTCGTTTAGATCCTCATGCGGGTAGTACGCCCCCCGCCACGCGCCCCCCGGCAAGCGCCCATCCCAGCCCTCGCCCCACACGGCCAGCTCGCGCTCCCCGGTGTCCAACTCGCGCCCTGGCCGCCAGTTGCCGACGAATACGGCGCCGTGCGTCTTGGGCACGTCCGGCATGGGCACCATGTCCGATGCGCCGGGCCGATAGATGCACTCGACGCCTTGCCCCTTGAGATGGGCGGCGAACTTGGCCGACTCGCTACACACCACGTCGTACTGCCAGCACTCCGCGGGCGTGATGCGGTCCGGGTGCCCGATGATCCACAGGATATTGAACGTATGCTCGGGCAGCCGCGCGACGCCGCAGCCGTGACAGTTGATCAGCACGTCCGCCTCGACCACGTTGTCGGTGACGGTGTGCCCGAGGTTGCGAATGGCCGTCGCCAATGATTCCTTGAACCAGTAGTCCCCCCACCGTAACCTGCGTTCTGCGTCGGGCTCGGCGTCCGACGCCGCGACGATGTAGACGTTCAGCGTTCCCCTCCCCCTACCACTCCCGCAATACCTCCTCTAGCGTCTTTTCGGGCACGTTCTCATCAATCGCCGCCTGGATCGCGTCCTCATCCGTGATCCAGCCGGTGTTCCGGTGCATCGGTTGCTGCCGTTCCTTCGATTGCACCCATGGCGCGTAGGTGGCCTTGTTGCCCACCACGGCGTCGAGGTCACGGTTCTCCGTGGCCCAGGACGGCCCAAGGCGCTCCGACCAATCGTCGCTCTGCCGCACGTATGGCCCCATGCCGCGCCGCTTGGCAAAGTAGGCCCGCCGCTGCGCCGGTGACGCCCACTCTATCGGGCGCTTGACCGGGCCGGGGTACTTGGCCATGCGCGCGCGAATGTCCTCGGCGACGCCGCGCGTCAGCGCCTTGATGATCGAGTCGGCGCCCTGGCCGTACTTGGCAATGAGCTTGTCGAGGCCGCGGATCTCTACCGAGAGCTTCATGGCGTCTTGGGCCTTACGTTCACCGTAAAGCACCGACAATTCGGATGCCGTGGCGGCCCATCCGTGTCAACCCACTCGTCCTCGGTCAGGCCGTTGAGCGGGCCGCACAACTCGCACACCCTCTCATCCATGGCCGTGTGCCACTCGCGCACCCGCCGTATCCCCATGCGCGCCAACTCGCGTTGTACCTCTCGCGTCCCTTCCTCAAAGGCGCGCGTCGTCTCGGTGACCGCGATGGTCTGCGCCCGCCGCTCGCCAAAGGCCGGCGCCAGCTCGCGCCGTAGGTCGCCGATGGTCATGCCCGGCGTCTCGATAAAGGCGGGCACGACGCGGCGCAGCAGGTCCATGGTATGTGCGTTGAGGCCCGTCACGAGGCCGTAGGCGTACTGTCGCGCCCACTCTGCCGCCTCACGCGCGATGACCAGCTCGTCCCACACGAGGGGCACCGTAGCCGAGAGCGCCGCCGCCGCCTCGACCGCCATCGCCTCTATCTCCGGGCGAATCGCGGCGAGCAGCTTGCCCCCCTCGGTCTCCCAAAACTCGGGCGTCAGGTTGTTCAGGTCCGGCGGGTCGCCCAGCGCCTCCATTACCGTGTCGAATTGCCCGTCGAGGCGGCTCTTGAGTAGCCGTATCAGCCGCGCCTCGGCGGCGTCCTTGGCAGGCCCGAGCGGGTCGGCGGGGTCATGGGTAGGGGCTTCCTTCGCCCCATCGGTCAGGGCGAAAGGGGGGCACAAACGCGCCCCTCACCTCCTCCTCGTTCTGTGCCCCGTCCAGCCGGGCGCGAATCGCCGCCTGGTCCGCCGGGGCGAGCACGTCCGAGTCAAACTCTACCGCCGCGCCCTGGCCGGCCTTGAACGCCTTGAGCGCCTTGCGCTGCCAACGGCGCAGCTCCTCGCGCTGTTCGCCGGCGTCGGGCTGTGCCTCGGCGTCGTCACGCTGTTGCCCGGACGCAATCTGTTGGGCGATGGCGCGCCCCGCCTCTTTCTCTTGCTCCAGCCGCGCGCGCAGGTCGTCGTAGGTCATCTGGTTGGGCAGCTCCATCCCCAACATCTCCATGGCCAGGTCCAGCGGCACGCCCGCGGCGGTCATCTGCCCCAACGCCTGCGCCCGCTCCGCCTCGTCCTGCTGAAAGATGTCGAGCGACTGCCAGTCGAGCACGACGCGCAAGCCCTGCGGCGCGAACACTTGCTGATTCAGCGCCGCCTCAATGAGCGTCGCCTCGGGTACAATCGTCTCGGAGTAGAACGCCTGGTGGTGTTCTGCGGCAGTGTTGTGAACGACGATGCCCTCGGCAACAAAGGTATGCGCCCCGCTTGTGCAAAGGTCGTATACTTCTTCCTCGCCCACGAACCGCGCCGATGTTACACGTTCGAGCCCCAGCCCCGCCGGGAGCGTAAGGTTCCACACAGAGCCCGTCACCCCGGCCACGTAACGCCCGTCGCGACTGCCGTTGCTGTCATGGGCTAGGCGGTCAGCATAACGTTCGTCATGCGAGCCCACCGCGCGGTTGTACGCGGGATAGCCACAGATGAAACGATGCGACTCAATCGGCCCATAGTTGCCTATGCGCCCCACGTCGCTTGTGACATTGGAGACGGGTATGCCACACGATACGAGGAGCGCCCGAACATCGTGGATGAGCGCTTTGTTGCAGGAGCCAAAGACTAGCCGCCCATCCTTGCCCACCGTACCGTCCGCGTCCAGATAGCCGCGCAAGAACGCCAACCGCAACGGCAGCGCTAGCCCGTAGACCCAAGCAGGCACACGCTTGGTGCGCGCGTTTCCAGTGAATCCTAGCCGCTCAAATAGTTGATAGGCGTGCTTGCTACCCACGACAAAGATGTAGTGGCGCTTCCGAGTACGCACGGGGCCATAGGAGCGGTTACGCCCCCGCCCAGGTTGCCCCACCGTGCTGCTCGGTTGTAGCGTGCGCTCGGCCACTGACGCATAGTAGTCTTGAAGCTGTCCCCTCGGGATGGCGAATCGCAGGCCGGTGCGCTCATCGCCGTCACCGTCGCCCACATATAGGCCGGCCAGCTCCATGAACTCTTCCGTGAGAGCCATGCCGTTTATGTCTGTGCGCCCCCGGTCGGGACACTCCTCCACGCTCACCAAGAGGTCGCCCCGCTGGATCTGGTCGGCACGCTTCCAGACCAAGTGTGCTTCCTGTGGTTGGTATGGCCCGCGCCCAGGAATCACCGAAACACACATGACGGGATGGTTGTCGCTCGCCCGCAGCGTTCGGTGTGGCGTCTTGATCTCGTAGATTGGCGCGAGCCCCTGCGCGATGATGGCATCTACGGAGTTGGTCACCACCCCTGACTGACCAACCTGCCACAGTTGGTCACCCGTTTGGAGGTCCGCAATCGGCTTGGGGCCATTCGGCGTCCAAACCAACTGGTCGCCCGGCAAACAGGCATAGTTTGCCGCGTCCTCGAGCATCGTCTGCGGCACGCCCGCGGCCACGGCAATTTGCTCTCGCACCGCCTTTAGCAGCTCCGGCATGGCGAGTTGGTCCGTGGGGTATCCCACGACGACAGGCTTGACAGTGGCCTTTACCGCCACCGTCTCCCAGGCGCGCTTGACGCCCGATAGGAAGCGCCGCCACCACTGTTCCAGCCGGTCCAGCTCATCGCGCGAGGGGTTGCCCTCCACCGAGAGGAGCGTCCCCGGCATGGCGCCGCGCGCGAAAAAGTCGCTGGCAAACTGGTTCATGTACTTGGCGATGCCCGACTCGGTGAGGATGCTCGACACCCACCCCTCGCCGGGGCCGACCTCCGCCGCGATGTTGGGCGTCCACAGGTACAAGACGCTATCGAGCGACACCGGCTCTTTCTCGCCGTTCACCGTACGCTCAAAACCGGTCAGGCCCTTCATCCTGTCGTAGACGGGCTTCATCGTGGCGGGCAGGAGCCAGCGGTAGCCCTTCTCAAAGCCGAACTGGTTCACGAGCTTGAGCCAGTAGGCCGCGCCGTAGGTTTGCAGCGCCGCCTCGCTCATCCACAGCAGGTAGGGCATCAGGTCGGCGTATTCCCACTGCCGCTCGGTCGAGCCCTTGCCGCGGTAGTATTTGACCGGGATGGCCGACAGGGCGTTGCAGCGCACCTCGACGCAGCGCCGTACCCACGCGACGGCCTGATAGGCGCCGTGCTCCGTCAGGGCCGCGTCGTCGCCGTGGTTGCCCCAGGCGTGCGCCCAATCGTAGGCATTCATCGTCACGCCCTTGGCAGCGGGCGTCGCGGTGTAAATCCAGTTGGTCGGCACTAGCTATCACCCCACAAGAGGAGCGGCCCGGAGTCGGCCACCGCCGACCACGCCAGGGCCAGGCTCATCACGGTATCGTCGTGTAGCCCCTCGGGCGCTCCGTAGCGCGTCATGCCGCTCGGTAGGCGGGCCATTTCGTACGCCTGTAATTCGCCGATCAGCACCGGGTCGTTAAGAATCTTGATGCTCCCCTGCTCGAAGGCTAACGCCAGCGCCTCGATAATCGCCGCCTTGGTCGCGTTGGTGGTCTGAAAGCCCGTCACCGGCAACCCGTCGCGCTGGAGTTGCTCGATGATCGGTTCGCCGATGCTGTTGGACTCGGCGATAATGGCGCTCGGGTTGTAGCGCGCCGCCAGCGCGCCGAGGCGCGCCCGCTGGACCACGTAGTCGATCTGGTTGAAGCGGTCGAGATAGACCAGCTCGTGCGCGGCCACGTCCATCACGGTGAGCACGGTAAAGTCCGCGCTCTTGGCCCAGTCCACGCCCATGACGTACTGCCGCCCCTTGATGGGCTCTTGCGGCTGTAACGTCGCCGCATCCATCACCCGCCGGAAGACGCCGCCGGTATCGTCGATGAACTCCGCAAGAATCTCTTGCCGGAACACGCGCTCCGGCATAGTGCGCCAGAGGTTATCGACCTCCTCTAGCGGAATGAACGGGTTCTCCAGTGGGTGCGGGTCGCGCATGAGGCCCGTTGCGCCGATGCGCACGCCGAGCGTTGGCGCCTGCCATGCCCGACTGTCGGCCCGGTCGCGGGCGTTCTCGTGCTCGCGCCAGAACCAGTTACGCCCCTTCGGTGTGCCGCCCACCCATGCCGCGCCGTTCGTGTCGATCAGCATGGGGCGCAGCACTTCGTACCATGCAGCCTCTTTGACGTCGGCGGCCTCATCGATCACCAGGCCGTCCGCTGTGTGGCCGCGCGCGTTGTCGGGATCATCGAGGCTGCGATAGATGATGCGCCCACCGCCGGGAAACTCGGCCATCATGCGCTGCTGCGTAAACGTGGCGTACCGCCCCACGGCGCGCCGCGCCTCATCCCAGCCGACACGCACCTGGTCGAAAGTTGGCGCGCCCCACATCCACGTCTGCCCCTCCGCCGCGCCCTCGACCGCCACGGTCATGAATAGCGTCGTCTTGCGCCAGCGGCGCCCCGCCGCGAGAAAGTTGAAGCGACGGGCATTCGTGCGGATGTGCGCTTGGCCGGGATGCGGGTTAGGAAGGGCGATGTGTGGCACACCTACTCAGCACCCCGCCCGCGCCAATCGTTCACGTATTCGATCACCAACGCCTCGCCGCCCTTGCCGGTCACCTCGCTGCGCTGTGTCGCCTTGCCCAATTCCCACTCGATCAGCTCTGTGGCCGTTGCCTGGCGCACGCGCTCATCCCTGCTGCGCAGCCCCGCCACCTTGACGGCCATCGCCTCAGCCAGCGCACGTCGCCGCAGGTGCATCGCCGTCACGAGGCCGTCACGCGCCATCAAGCGCACCGCCTCATCAATCTGGGCGCGCTCTTCCTCGGGCCACTTGTAATAGGACTGCCGTGCCATCCCCACGGCGGCAGCGGCATCCGTCACGCTTTTGGCCTCACGTCGCGCGATGGCATAGCGAATCTGCTCGGGCGATAGTTGCCCAAGCACCACATCAAGCGCCTCAGATGTACAGGCGTTGTCGCTTTCTGTCGCCATCTGTTCCGTCATCGTCCGAATCTGTTTCGTCCGCTTCCCTCGCGCCCTTCGCCACCGGCACCACCGTCACCATGAGCACCCTGTCCCGCCACTGCCGCAACGACTCGACCGCGCCCTCATCACTCGCCGGTATGTCCAGCACGATGCGCGCCCCGCCGTCGCCGCAGTACTTGATGCACTGGATGTTGGGGAAGGCGGCGAGAAAGGTGACGTGAGGGGTGTCAGTCACGCCGCGCTTCCCACAACGGTTACGTTTCGCACGTCTGTTATGCTACAGGTGATGCGGCTTCCCAGCGTGACGCCGTGCAGCAAGCCGACCAACGCGATGGTGCCCTCGCTGTGCCGAATCGTAAGGCGGACGATAGCGCCAATCGCACCCCTTACCGCCTCATAGACCGAGGGCGGCAGCGCACCATATGCACAGCTAATCTCGGCGTTGAGCGGGGCGGGTCGCCTGCGAACAAACGGGCTTAGCGAGCCGAACGTCCTTGGCAGCTCTATGTCTTGCCAAGTAGAAATCTCAAACGCGTCTAGTTCGGCGTTTATTTCGACAACATACTCGGGCAGCACCGCGCCCGCGTCTATCACCTCGCATGGCAACTCCGCCGCCTCGACCACGCCGGGTATCCACTCGCCCTCAGCGGCAGCCACCTTCGCCACCACCGGCGCCGCCGCCACACCAAGCAAGCCGCGCAAAAAGCCGCGTCGATTCATGTCATGGCCTCCCCGTCATGTCATACGCCAACCCGCCCCGTCGCGTCACGAGCCGCGCGATGCAGTACAGCCACACGAGCGGCTTGGCGACGGCGGGCCGCACGTGCAGCATCCGCCATACCGAGGCCCACAGCGCCGGGTGCCACTTGCGTACAACCATCTCGTATCGTGCGCTGGACCCGTCGCTCCCATTCAGTACGAGTCGCCCGCTCACCCCGCGATAACGCGCCATAGCTCCCACTCACTCATCCTCCGCCTCGCCGTACAGCAGCCGGTCCACCTGCGCCGCCTCGGCCCGGTTCAGCAGGGATATGGGAATCACCTGCACCTCGTGGTCACGCCGGCGCCGGCGTGTCGCCTCGTCGCGCTGGAGGAGC